GTGAATTTATACCTTAACTAAATAGGTCGGCATTTGTGAGGAAACGTCCGCCCCATAGGGATTTTTGAACCTGACGTACAGGTTCCTGCACGATCTCGCCTAGATCGCCAGACTTGCGGAAAGCAGTGTCTTTTTCTACAAGATCTACTCGCTTTCCAAACTCATTAAAAGTGCTCTTTACTTGGCTTACCTCACTTGCTACAGACTTTACTTCGCCTGTAACTGTTTCAAGAGACTTTGTAATTGCATCAACATTGGCTTGCATAGCCTTAACTGTTTCTGCAAGATTGCTCAAGGCATTAGTTAGAGAGTCATTGATTTCAGCAACAGATTTTGCAATTTCTGCTGTTGCATCAACAACTGCATCCACTGATTTTTCTGCTGCATCATCAACAGGAGCATCTGTTGCTTCTGCTACTGGCTCTGCTACTGGTTCTGCTGCTGGTTCTGCATCTGCAGGAACTTCAGCATCATTTTCTACTACAGCGTCTGCAGCAACTTCTGTTGCTTCTGCTGGAGCCTCTGGAGCAACCTCAACATCTTCAACTACTGTTGTGTCAGATTTTTCTACAATCTCTTCAACAACTGTTGTTTCTTCTGTCATAGGATTTACCTCCTTGGTCATCTTAATTGTCCTAATGCCTTTTGCACTATCAACTAAGAACTTAACTGTTTCGATATCATTTTGATCTTCAACAAATCCAATGTTTTTCATTGTACCGCTGCAAGATGGGCAACTTTCTTCAGACTCTTTAGAAAGTCTTACGATATCGTCTGAATTGCACCAATAAACTGTATCAACTACAGTCTTTGCTAAATATCCACCAACTTGTCCTTTTTCAATTGAAAGAACATTGGCAAATTGATTTGCTGGATTATCTACAAGAGATAGTTCATGCAATTCATATTCTTTAATTATACGCACAGATTTATTAAGATCTTCATTAAATGAATCCATTGATTTTGTAATATTTCCACCAATAGAAAAACCAGTTAATGTACCATCAACAACTTTTTCCCATGTGTCTTGTGCGCCCTTTGAAACATATGCAGAAACATAAACGCCACTATAAAACTTCTTAGAAGTAGGATCAAAATAGCGATCCTCTTTAAATGATACTACTTTACCTACCGCTGTAGGCTGGTGCATCTCACGTAGATTACCACGGAATTTTCTGAATGCTTCAATGCTGGCTTCTGTAGTAACAATGTCATTTTGCTTATCTATATTATCTAAGGTCGCAAAACCAGATACGATTCGGCGTTCCTTATCAATCTTGCCAATTGGCATAGAAAAGCGAACATTGTCGCCATCAGTAATCCAGTGTGCTTTATTTATAGTCATGGCAGTATTATTATAGCAAACCTTTTAAGGTATTTTCTCAATTATTGAGACGCTCTACCTTCTCCTTGTGGATTTCTTCCATCAATTGTTGCAGGAGAGTCTGATACATTATTTGATCTTTCTGCATCTCTTTCTCTATTCCCTGCAAAATTTGCCCTAGCATCAGTAGCCTGTCTTGGTGTCATTGTAAATGGAGTGCTTCCATCACCATCTGGTCGTGGTGGAAGATCTAGCATTTCACGAGCCTCATCAGGTGTAATGACCTGTGTCTTGACATATCTTTCAATAATCTGAGACTGAGCAATTTCATCAGTTAGAGTCATTTCATTAAATTTAAGTTCAAGAATATCTGTCTTTTCCCTAATAATTTTATTGACCATCTTCTCTAATTGTGCCTGTGCTGGTCTTGCTACCTGCTCTTTAAAGGTACGATCTTGTGCCATAGCAGCAGCAATTGCAGCAGAATCAGATCCGCCAAGTTTTGAAATTGGTACTTGATGAGCAACTAAAATATCATCACGATTTTGTTTACGATACTTTTCAAATGATGCTTCTTGAACAGATGTTTCAACTGGCTCCATATTAAACTCAACTTTATTATTATCTGTATCGCCAGGAAGTGGGATATAGAGTGTTCTATGGTTTTGTCCTTTAAGACCAGTTTGTAGAAACCTAAACATTTTATCTTCAGCCTCTGCTGAAAGTTTAGCGCCCTTGACTGTAATAATATAACGTGGGGCACCTTTATTTTGGAAATAATCAATATTATATTGAGCAGCCAATGAATCACCGATTAGTGAATATACTGCTGAAATAATATCTGGAACTCCATAATATGTATTTAATGGAGAATATTCTTTAATATGAATAATTTCATTTGGTCTTCCATCTACAGTAATTGGATTTGAATTGGTTGCACCAAAGTTACGGAAGTATACAACTTTCTGTCCAATAATTTGAACAAATCCATCTCGTAAACGACGAACACGAATTGTTGTAGATGGAATATGACCAACATATCCAATTTCTCCACTTGTTGTTCTACCAACTTCAATAAAAGCATTTCCAGTAGCCTGCAAATCTGTATAAATTTTTTCCATTGTAATTGTAAAAGAATCATCATCATTTAATGATTCAAGCCAATCACGCATTTGTAATTTCATTCTTTCAATGCGATTACGTGCTCTGCCTACTGCTCCAGAATCTTCATTATTTTCAAACTTAAGCATTGTGCGATCTGTAATATCAAAACGGTATCCAAGTCCAACAACATTTTCTACTTTAGCATCAATAGCAGCATGATTAGCAAAGGAAGTATCATAGTAACTTGCAAGTTCATATAAATTATATGGTGGAGTAATAACATCAAATAAACCATAACCATTTCTGTAAACAGAACCAGTACTGATTTGTTTTGATCCACTACCATCCTGTCCCATTGGAACTGCTCCAGCATTTTGAAGATATGTGCTAGTTGGCTCTACATCACTATATCCATAAACTTTAGATACAGTTCTTGTTGTTCTTCGTTTAAAATTCTGATCTAAACCAGTGTACTCTTTTAAAACTGCCCAATCTTTAGTAAATGGATCTTGATTTTTAAATATATTTTCAGGTTCTTCTTGTGTTTTTAAACTAGCCTGAATAAAGTCATAATCGTAATCTTTGCTCATGATTCGTATAAATCTCTTCCGTGAGTTTTAAGTGTTTGTTGTGCAGCATGCCATGCACCTAGATCATTCATGGATGGAATTAATCCTTCTTTCATACGATCTAACTGTTCACTGTATTCTTCTTCTGATACCCGTGTTAAACCAGGGATAAAAATAGCCTCTCCGCCACCATCATCGCCATAATATATTGCTGCTTGCTTTAGTTTTGCTATCTGTGTAAGGTCTCCCCTAACAGATTCAATATTTAAAACATTCCCATCTCCATCAGTAAACCATCGCCCATCAGACTTTTTATAAACATACAATCCCCAGTTATATTTCTTTTCAATGACCTGACGACGTACATTACTTACAATTGGTTTACCAGTTTTTGGATTAATTAATGGATTCATGTACTAAAGTATACCAGATTATACTGCTGAACCCACTCTTGTGGTCCATGCTGTGTCATTATAAATTTTAATTTTTTCAGCGTCAAGGACCATTCCTTCGTTGTCATCAATAATAATCTTATTAGTTCCAATATAGGTTTTATACACATCAGATGGGTTTACACCGTATAAATCTGATGCAGAAATAATAAGTACACCTTCCCATGTAAAACTATTAATCCAATATTCCCAATCAAAATTTGTTACCCCGTCTGTTTTTACCTTAAGCCATGGTCTAGTCAATGTACTTTGAACCTGCTGTAAATTATTAGCCTGATAATAAGAAATATTATTATATACAAGTGGTCCATTAAGATTAATACCACCAATAAATAAATCAAAATTAAGGGCAGTAGAAAATGCTATTCCAAGAACTCCCCACTCCTGAATAGTCAGAACTGGCTCTCTTACTATAGATCCATTCCAAAAATATGAAATACCATTAAATGGTTGACCAGTAGTTGCGCTTGTAGCATAAATCCTTGCTCTGGTTCCAGTCGAACTATCTGCAACCATATAAAACTTTATTGTATCTCCCTTATAAACAATTTCAAAAATTTCTGTTGGAATAATTGAGAATTGTTCTTGATCATATCTCATCCATATTTGCATAGCACTAATTCTATAATTATCTGATAATGTATTATTAATTGGTACTGCAATTCCTCTAGAAACCATTGGATCAAATTCACCACGAACTTCAATTCCAGAGTTTCTATTTAAATAAAGATATGGTGTACTTCCTTTATAAATACTAAATGGATTTTTTGCTTTATAATCATAATATAATCCAGCACGTGTGTATGGGAACATATTAACACCAAATCTAGTTCCAATAGGATTAAATGAATTATCATTAAAGGCTTGTGATGCAAGTTCTACTCTACGAAGTTTAATTGGACGTTTTAATATACCACGAATATTAAAATCTAAATGATATACAACTGCTAAATCATTAAAGTCAACAGTTTTAGTAGGATAAATTAATGTATTATCTACAACTTCAAATTTAGTTGTTAGCCAATTTGTATAGTCATCAATATTAATAATTTTATTTTCTTTTGCTGAAACATAGTTAGGGAAATCTCCTATTGGAGTATTTGCTCCTTCTTTAATATATTGCAATGTAATATAACTTCTAATAACTGCATCTTCAGTATCATATGAATAATATTTAACTGATTTTTCAGCCATATCTGTGTAGTCATTCCATCCTGTATATAAAATATTGTCTAACTGTAGATATGTTTTTTGAACTGGATGAGAATATTCTTCTTTTAGTTCATTATATGTCCAAGATCCAGTTACCTCTGTTTCCTGTAATTTAGTTGGTGAAGGATATCCAATATTAAATTGTAAAAAGTCTAGATCATAATATTTATTTCCAACATCGTTAGTTGTATATTGTGCAAAATATGATAATGGCATATAATCTTCCCAATAACCAGAAATACCAATATCTAAAAAGTATGTGTCATACGCTTCTTGTGGCAATAAAGTATAACTAGCGGTATGATTAATTAATTCTTCTCCAGCGTCTATGTCTGCAATTCCATAAATACCGTCATACGTAAAATGATTTTCAATGTCGTCAGCATTGATTGAAGATGAAATTCCAACAGTATAAATATATCCTTTAAACTGAAATTCATTGTTTTCATCTCCACCAACATACATTTTCATACCATTGCGATTACCAAAAAATGCTGCTACATTTCCACCAAATGATTCAACCATTCCTTTAATATCAATGCCAACCGCTATTGGTGTTTCTAATGGAAATGGATCTGATACATATATTTCTTCTTCAGTTCCGTTAAAGGTTAAATAATAATGAATTTCGTTTCCATCTTTACGAATACTAAAAGAATTTCCAGTTAAAGTATTATATAGTCTCATCAAAGTTTGTTCTGATGCATCATCTTCATTTATCTGTACTACTGTATAAACAATGTGTATTTCATCATTAATCATGTTAAAACTTGGAAAGTTAAAATATCCTTGAACTTCATCCCATGATTCATTTGGTCTAAATGTTATAAATTTATAGTTTCCAGTTTGGATTTCTTTATTATCATCATATAAATTTTGTAAAGTCTTTGTATCTAAAAATATTTCTGGCAATGAATATTCTGGGGTTGCTAATGCTGTAGATGTGCTAATTAAATTATCAAAACTTCCTTGATCCCATTTAGCAAAATTTGGATAACTATAATTAGATGTATAGTCTGCAAAAGGATAATCTATAAAAGCCTGAGATCCTCCATATGCAGAGTTAATTGATTCTGGAGAAACTACACCTTGTCCGTATACCCATCTACGTTTTGCAACATTTATAGCAACTGAGTATGGATAAATTGCTACACAGTCAATTTCTATTGGATTAACATTTTCATAACAATAAAATCCAAGCCAATCTTGATTATCTCCACTATTATCTAGTTCTGATGGTAGTGATAAAGAGTCAGTTTCTATAGGCATACTTATAACTTCTTCACCATTAATTAAAATGCTTGCATTATTTCTAACAATTCTAAAATGAACTAACATAGGTCTAAACCATTCACCGACAAAGTGTGATTTAAATTGATTTCCTATAACAAGTGTTATAAAACCAGATTCTACATATAGTCCGTCAGAAGAAGATAGTGGTCCAAAAATTCTTTTTGGCTCATAAGTATTTGAATTTATTCTAATCCAAAATTCTACAGTATAATCTTTAAATTGTCCGACTTTATTTAAAAATCCACATCCTGGAAGAATTAAAGATGGTTTATTAGATTCATTAGGACTTAATCTAGTAATACCAGTTGCACCATATACCATTGG